AGCTTCAAGTTCGAATACATGTATAAATTATACTGTAAATACCGAGACCTTATCAGCGGCGTATACGAGAGTTCCGACGAAGAAGATGACGAGGACGCGGCGGATGATGCTTATCGTATTATCATGCAGTTAAGTTATGACTGTGCGCCGAATACACTTTATGATAAAAACCTTTTGAAGCAAGCTAAGTCAACAATGAGCGAAATGCAGTTCGAGCGAGAGTTCGGTGGTCAGTTCGTGGATGAGAGTGATGGTTATTTTCGTTTATCTAAGATGATGAAATGCACTATTCCTGATGGCGAATATCCTGCGGCGGAAGTGGTGGGTAATCCTAAAGATCAATACATACTATCATTTGACCCTAACTGGGCTGGAAATACAAGCGCCGACCACTTTGCTATGCACGTGTTTAAGCTATTGCCTGACTCCAAGAAGTCTTGCTTAGTCCACAGTTATGCAATCGCGGGAGTTTCTCTAAAAGACCACATGAGGTATTTTCATTATATATTAACTCATTTTAATATCGTGGGTATCTGCGGTGACTATAACGGAGGGGTTCAGTTTATCGACAGTTGTAACGAAAGTGAATTATTCAAATCGTCAAATATCAATATTGGAGTAATAGGAATGGATATTGACAAATCAGAAGAATATAATGACAACATGGTCAAGCTTAAAAATGAGTATAATATCAGTGGTAGAAAATATTGTATTCTAAGGAAGCCCACGTCTCAGTGGATTCGTTCAGGAAACGAACTGCTTCAAGCAAATATTGACCACCAGAAAATTTTATTTGGGGCTAGATCGGTAGATGACCACTTTGACGCTCAAAGAAAAAAGAAACTTCCCATTACTCAGATAAAATGGGACATGAATATGTTGGGTAGCAACAATTCTGCTAAGATGATTGACTTCATAGACCACCAAAAAACCATAATCGAACTTACAAAGTCAGAATGTGCGAATATTGAAGTTAAGAGCAACCCCCAAGGTAGCCAATCTTTCGATTTACCCCGAAATCTCAAGAGAGCAACTGGTCCTAACAGAGCGCGAAAAGACTCCTATTCCGCACTAGTGCTAGGAAATTGGTTTATCAAACTATACTACGACATGAATGAAGCAAAAGATAAACCCAAACCTGTTAACGACTTCATTCCAAGAATCATAAAGTAAAAAATTCGACTTTGAAAAGTTAAAGTGTAACAATTGACATGGCGAAAAAGAGAAAATATACAAAACGTTCCGATTACTGGGAAAAAAGAAAAAATCAAGGTCAAGATAAGAGCTTGGAGGCACTTGCGTCAGCAAATCAGCCAGAAGTCTTTGAGCCAAAAATGCTTGGAGATAACCTATACGAAACTACAGCCTCAAGAAGCCTTCGCCCAAATAACGCACAACGTTCTAAATCTAGAAAAAACTCAACAGCCACAACCTTGGCGACAGATCGTTTTAAGAATATCGATGACGGTTTATTGCCGTTCGCCTACTCGGAAGACTCTGTTAGTGCTGGCGACGCAATTAGGTTGACTCAAAAAGCTTATTTTAATATTGCGGCGTTTCGTAGCACAATCGATCTTCTTTCTGAGTTTGCAGATGCAGACATCTACCTTGATGGTGGAAGCGCAAAATCGCGTAAACTAATCAAAGCTTGGTTGCAAAGAATCAATATCGACGATTTAAAAAGCCAATATTTTAGAGAATATTATAGATCAAGCAACTTCTTCGCGCACCGTATTGATGGAAAACTCAAAGCTACAAATGCAGGGAAACTGTATGAGGCTTATGGGGCGCAAACTAACAAAAACTTCAAAATACCTATACGATATCTTGTTCTTAACCCCACTGATATTGTAGCTAAAAATTCTCTATCTTTCTCACATCAAGAATACGCCAAAGTATTAACTCCGTTTGAAGTGGCTCGTTTGAAAAATCCCCAAACAGAACACGAAAAGGAAACCTACGAATCTCTCCCTGAAGAAACACAAAAGATGATTCAGTCTGGGGCTGGCGGGTTATCTAATGAAAGGGCTGAAATCAAACTTGATTCAAAGTTCCTTCATGCGATCTTTGCTAAGAAGCAAGACTATGAACCTTTAGCTGTCCCATACGCGTTCTCTGTTCTTGATGATATGAACAAGAAGATGGAGCTAAAGAAAATAGATCAGGCGATTGCTCGTTCTATTGAGAATGTTGTGTTGCTGGTTACAATGGGTGCAGAGCCAGACAAGGGCGGAATTAACCATAAGGCTATCGATGCCATGCAACAAATCTTCCAAAACGAAAGTGTTGGTCGTGTTCTTGTTTCCGATTATACAACGAAAGCGGATTTTGTCATACCTGACCTAAAGAAAGTAATGGGTGCTGAGAAATACGAAATTCTAAACAAAGATATTCAAGAAGGTCTACAGAACGTTCTAATCGGAGATACAAAATATTCTGATGGTTCTATGAAAATGAAAATATTCATGAGCCGCCTACAAGAATCAAGAAATCAATTTCTTAAAGAGTTTTTACAACCAGAAATCAAGAGGATCTGCAAAGGTCTTGGTTTAAAAAGTTATCCAGAAGTAAAATTCGTAAACACGGATACTTTAGACAATTCAGATTTGACCAAACTAGCCACAAGAATGATGGAGCTTGGCATACTAACTCCAGAGCAAGGCATGGATGTCGTTCATAGGGGTGAGTTCCCTGAAGCTGTTGATCTAAAGCCCTCGCAAGAAGAATTTAAAGAATCTCGCGAGAAGGGTTACTACACACCGATGGTGAACAGTATTAATTTCTACGAAAACGAAGAGGATAGTCCCAACAGCGTAAGCAAACCTTCTGGAAACGGCAATCCAGCCGCGCCATCTGGAGAGGGTAGACCTGCCAGCGTAACTAATCCATCGCCTTCGGGTGGAAGACCAATGGGTCAATCTAACGCCTCTATTTCCAAGAGTAATCTTATTGAAGTTACAAACAAAGCAAGTGAATTTGAAACAAAAGCTTATAGAGATTTTGCTTTTAAATATGGAATGGATGAATTAGACGAAAACCGCAAGGATCTTGTGGGTAGGGTTTGCGAATCAATCTTTGCTTCTAAGGAAATGGACGAATGGGAAGCCACGCTTGCTAAGGTGGTTGACAATTTAGAAGAGATTCAGTCACTCGATGCAAAACCTGAAGTCTTGGATTTTGGAGCAGAACATAACTTAAATGATTTATGCTCTGCAATTTTATATCATTCTACTAAAATTTCTGTGTAAGGAATGTTATGGCAGAAAAGAAGAAAGAGTTTAGTTTTCAAATAGCTCCAAAGTTTAAAGTATTAGATGTTCAGAGTTTTGATGATGTAGAAGTTTCAGAAGCTTCCGTCAAGTCAATGTTGCCAGAGGGCTTTAACGCCAAGATGAACATTGATTTGATGCCAGTCGTTTTTAACTTGGCTGTAGTTAACGAGGTTAATCAGAATGATGATGCCATGAATACAATGGCGGCAATCAAATGTGTAAAGAATTTCGCTAACAAACCAATCAACATAGAACACAAAAAGCACAAAATTGTTGGTCACATGATCAATGCGTCGCTTTCTGAAAAAGAGTTTGATTTTGGCGATAACGACATTGAATCATACGCCGATAAAACAGAACCGTTTTACCTGAATGCTTTTGGCTTTATTTACAGAAAGATTTTCCCTGATCTAGCAGAATCCATCATAGAGTCTGCCAGCGAAGACAGTGAAGATTACCAAAACATTTCAACAAGTTGGGAGTTAGCTTCTCGTCAATTTAAGATTATCAAGGGCAATAGTAAAAAGGTTTGCGAATGCGAATTTGTTGAACAGGATGACTACGAAGAGTATCGAGCATACCTAAAAAGATTTGGGGGATCTGGAAAAGATAAAAATGGAGATAGTGTAGCACGAGTTTTTTGTGGTGATGTTATCCCATTGGGCGCAGGTCTAACCATGAAGCCAGCCGCAAGAGTGAAAGGAATCTATCCAGTTGACCCAAACAAAGAAGAATCAAAGGATGAAAAAGCGGTCGCCAATAAACAAAAAAATTCCCAATTAGAGAAAAAAGATGTAACAACAAACAAATCAAATATTTTAAATATGGACGAAAAACAATTCCAAGAATTCGTAAAACAGACTACCGAAGCAATTGCTTCCGTTGTCAAGGGCGACGATCAAGCTAAATCAATTGGCATTTTGATGCAGGAAACCCTTGAAAAACACGGCGAAAGCTGGAAGTCTAAAGTTGACCTAGAGTCAGAAGCTCGTGAAAACACCGAAAAGGAACTTAAGTCCCTACAGGACCAGCACCTTGAGGTTTCCAACGAACTTGATAAGTTGAAAACTGAAATTGAAGCGAAAGCTTCTGCCGAGCTATTTAACGACCGCATGAATCATTTCGATGACAAATACGACCTTTCTGAAGAAGAGAGTAAGATCATCGCTTCTAAACTCAAGGCAGTCAAAGAAGACGAAGCATTTGAAGTTTTGAAAAATGAGATCGAAGTCATCTTCGCCCACAAGGATAAAGAGACTATGGCTCAAGCCAAAAAAGATCAAGACGCACTTATCGAGCAAGCTATTGCTGAAAAACTCGAAAAGAACGACGCAAAAACTGACGAGACCGAAGTTAAAGCTTCAACTGAAGAAGAAACTGAAACTGAAATCGAAACCGAAGAGATCGAAGCTGAATCTTCGATCCCTAACGGAAACGCTGAAGGAACTCAGGAAGAGACTCTTTATGAAAAAGCTAAGGCTGGTTTCGCATACAAAATCTCCTAATTAAACAATCTACTAACTATAACTATTATGGCAAACGAAATTACACGACTATTACCATACCGTAGCTACGATGAGAATGATGTTATCAACTTCTATTCTCTTGACGCAGTAACGGGTGAAGCTGGTTCTGTTGTTCAGGTTAGCTCTGCTAATCTCACCGACGAACCTGTATCTATGACCACAAGGGGCGACTCTGATTCTTATAACAATGTTATGGGAAATGGATACTCTCCTTATCCAGAAGTTAATTACAAAGTAAGCAAAGTTGATGGAACTGGAGCCGCTGTGCGTCCTCTAGGAATCATGCTACGCGATGTAAGAGCTAATGACGAAAACGGACAAAACTTGATCTACGATTCAGTGAAGCGCGAAGAGCTTCAGTGCGTTATTTCTGGTCAAGCTGTTCCAATCGCTACCAAAGGCATTTTCACTGTTAATGTGAACGCGCTTGCTGGTGGAGTTGCTCCTGCTGTTAACTCTCTTGCTGTCCCAGCCGCAAACGGAACTCTTACTGGAGTTGCTTTCGCTTCCGCTGATCAAGCTGAGAAGGACGCCGCTGTTGGAAAATTCATCGCAACTGGCGACCGTGTCGGACAATCTTCGACTGACGCTTTTGAAGGTGCATACGCAATACTTAAACTTGAACTCTAATCCACATCCTCTACAAAAATGAAAATTAATATTCAAAGAACTGAAGATCAATTGGCTCTTGTTCGCGCAATGGGTTCCAATAATCGTGAGGAAGCTTATGAGGCACAAGCCGCCGTTGCTCAACTCCTTTCCCCTGTGGTTAGCGAAGTTATCAACAACGCTGTGACAGTTGGAAGCCTTTTCTCTACACTTACGTTTGGAGAAGATGACAATCCATCTATCCCTCTTGATCTTTATTACGACATCACTGACGAAGATTACATCCAAGTCTACTCTCAACAGGTAGCTGGTGGTCTTCCATATAACCAAGTGTTCCCTGCTCATAACGAGCTTAAGTTCCAGACCTACACTCTTGATAGCGCCCTTGCGTTTGACAGGAAGTATGCTCGGAAAGCTCGCTTGGACGTTGTTTCTAAAACCTTCACCCGCATGGCTCAAGAAGTTATGCTCAAGCAGGAGCGCACCGCATTTAACGTGCTTGCCGCCGCGCTTGTAAAGGGTGATACCACAAGTGGTTCTGCTGGTGATCATATCATCGGTTCTACCCAAGAAAGCCGTTTCGTGCTTCATGACCTTAACCGTCTTATGACGAAGGCAAAGCGCATCAACAGTTCTTTCTCTGGTGGCACTCCTACTGGTGGTAGCAAGGTTGGCATTACTGACCTTTTGGTTTCTCCTGAAATCATCCAAGAGGTTCGCGCAATGTCTTACAACCCAATCAACACCGTCGCCGCTGACGGGGGCGCTCCTGCCAATACCGAAGATGGTCTTCCTGCTCCAGAGAGTCTGCGTGATTCTCTATACGGTGCTGGTGGTCTTCCAAGCTTCTACGGCATGAACCTTATCGAAGTTCTGGAAATGGGCATCGATCAACGCTTCAACAAGATCTTTGACGCAGTTGTTACTGCTGAAGGAGCTACTGTTGTAGGCGGAGGTGACACTGGAACATTCTCGCAGTCTGCTGACGAAATCGTTATCGGTATCGACCGAAGCCGCGACGTTCTACTTCGCCCTGCTGTTTCTGAAGAAGGAACAGGATCAGAAGTTAGCGTTGTTGTTGACGATCAGTTCAGCGTTCGCCAGAACAAGATCGGATACTACGGTAAAGTCGAAGAGGGTCG